TCACGCTGTGCCGGGTCACGCCGGGGTTGCGCGTCGGGGCCTCGTGGATGTCCACGACGCGGACGTAGCCGGCCGGGAGCTCGGCCGCGGGCGGCGGCGGCGGATCAGGCTCGGGCTTGGGGTGCGGGACCGGCGGCGGGAGTTGCGGCGGCGGGGTGATCTTCATGGCCGAGGCCGGGATGTCGGCGACCTCGGTCTCGTCGAGCAGCCCCAGGCCGCAGATCGACAGCGTCACCCGGCGCTTCGCTTTGGTCTCGGCGGTCATCATCGCGTTGGCGCGCGCCTCCCCTTTCAGGTTCGCGATCGACTTCGCGCCGATGCTCTCATCGGTGCGGCCGTCGGGCAGGACCGCGCGGGCCGTGACGATGTAGGTGTCCTCGACGACTTCCCGCGCGGCGATGGTGAGCGAGACGTGGTGCAGGTGGCGGAGTTGTTCGGTCGCTTCGCGGCGCGCGTAGAGCGTCAGCTTGTTGTTGAGGACGAGATATTCGAACGGCCGCGTGAGCGGATTGAGGCCTAAGGTGTCGCAGACTTTGCCGTAATAAGTCACGCGCTGCGCGGGCGATAACTTACCGAGATCGCCGTCGAGCAGGACGCGCTCCACCGTCGTGCCATCGACCACTTGGGCTAGGGTATTTTCCATGGGGAAAAGCCTCGACCGCACTCTCCGCTTGACAGCCCTAAACTGCGGTGTTACTGTCTAATTCCCGCCGAAAAGGGCCACCTATTCACGGCCCGTAAACAGAGATAATTCACACTTATCCGAACATCTATTATCAGACCTTGAGCAAATCCCTCAATGTTCACCACTGGTAAATGTACTAGTTTAGCCGTTCTTCTCAGAGTGGGAAGACTGGCGGGCCGCTCCCGGGCGAAGGCCCCCGGATCGGCGATTCGTGTTATGTAAACTGTGAATTTTGGCCGGGGCCGCGTGCGCGGCGCGGGGCCGGTGGGCCGCCTTGGCCGGCGTCGGCCGCCGCACCTTGGCCAGGCTGGCGAGCGGGACGCGGCAGCGTTCGCTGATCCGCATCGCGAGCTCCAGGTGAGGCTCCCGCTCGTGCCACCGGATCATCGACAGCAGCGACGTCGAGATGCCGAGTTCGTGCGCGACCTGGGCCTGGATCCGGCCCTCGGCTTTAAAGAAGGCGTGGAGGTCAGGATAAATCATCGGCGCCATAGCGCCGCAGTCTTCACAAATTGACGGAGGGTGTCAAGTTTCTATTAAAACGTGCGACAATCCGCATCCCCCGTTGCTACCTCTAGCAGAAACCCGCGCAATAGTTTACAATCTGTGAAGTTCTATGGGAGCACTCACGACCGAGGAGCGCGTCCGCGCCCGGATCCGCGGGCTGGTGCGGCACGGCGACGCCGTCAAGATCGCCGACTACAGCGCGCAGCGCCGCGCCCCGCAGCGCGGGCTCAGCGCGCAAAACCTGTCGTATTTTCTCAACGGGCGCCGCAAGCACCCGCTCGGGATCAGCGACCTCGAAGACATCGCGCTCTATTTCAACCTGACCGTCGGCGAACTGTTCACGGTGAACAAGAAGACGGAGCTCTCGGGTCCCGAACAACGGCTACTGCTGGCCTATGCCGCCGCGCCTTGACCCTGCTCGAATTGACCGATCGCGGCGCCGCGCCCCGGGGCGCCCCCCGCCGCCGGTTTGCCGGCGGCCACGCAATCGCCACGCTGGACACCACCCGCCCGAGCCCAGCGTGGCTCGACCCTACGGGCACGGCCTAACCTCCCAGCGACCCGGCGCACACGTGAACCCGCAATAGCCGTTGGGACAGGTCAGGGCCTGGAGGACGAGCGCCGGCAGCCCGTCGGCACACCGGGGCGGCGGCGCGGTGAAGGTGGCCGTGTGCGAGAGCGACAGGCCGCAGGACGCGGCGAGCAGCGCGACTAGCGTACCGGCAGCAAGGCGAGCAGATGCGCGACGCACAAGAGCAGCACCGCGATCCACAGTTGGACGCGTCCCATCGCCGCGCCAATCACACACACGAACGCCGCGAGCACGAGCAGCAAGGAGACGGTCAGCATGATCACTCCTCCGTCGGTAGGACGTTGAGCCCGCCGCCGTGCCCAAACCGATCGGTAAATTCCTCGTCGGAGATCACCTCGATCGGCGCGCCGGTGTACCGATGGGAGATCACCCAGTCGGTGTCGTGGACATCGAAGACGCCCTGCGTGCCGTAGACCCGCGGTTCGCCCGCCGCATAGATCGGCGGCGTCACCTCGGTGGAGACCCCGATCGGCAGCGGCGACCCGACGCGGTACTGCTCGCCGTAGATCTTCTGGGGCTTCTCGGTGTACTGCTTTTGGTTCCCTTGAGTGTGAGCGGGTGGCGGCATAGGGTTTCACCGATACGGATAGATCACGAGGCCACTGTGAATCGCGGTCGCCGCGGTGACCGCCGGCCACTGCGTCCCCGCGAGGTCGCGCATGAGGGTGAGCTTGGCTTGGCCCGCGATGATCTGACAACTGCCAATCCCGGACCCCGCCGCGTAATACGTCATCGGGACATAGGCGGCCCGCAGCGGCGGCGGCACGCCGGGCAGGGCGAGCACGAGAAAGGACGTCGCGACAAAGGTCTGCGTCCCCGAGAGCAGATACAGGACGTGCACACTGTCGCCCGCGAGCGCGTACATGAGGGTGAGCTGCGTGCCCGCCGGGACCGTCCACGCGCCCGTCGACGCGGTGTAGTTCCCCGCCGCATAGGGAATATCGATCCAGTCGCCCCCGGCGATCCCGTCGATCTGGTTATACAGTTCGGTCTTCCAGGCGTTATCGATGACGGTCCCGGTCGTGCCGGTCCCGTCGTCGTCGATGATGGGCGTGCGAGTAATCGGCATGGTTAGACGCTCGTGTCCATCCGCCGCAGCCAGTCCTCAAAATTGAAGCGCCGGCTGGAGGCGGTCACGCTGTAGGTCGGGTACTGCGTCGGGTGCGGCCGGAAGTTATTGATGGTCACCGACTGGATCTTGAACGTCCCGAACACGTTCGTGACGCCGGGGAGGTTCACGGTAATGGTTTTCCCCGAGGCGGTGCGCGTGTCGCGACACTGGTAGGTGACCGTGACGTCTTCGAGCGGCCGGAGGGCGAGCGTCGCGTCGGCCCGGGCGCCCGCTTCCGCGATCGACAGCCGGCGATCTTGCACCCACTCCTCGCGCACGCCGGGGCCGCCGAGGACCATACTGGCGACGGTCCCCTGGCGGGCGGGGTCGTCGCGCTGGACCACGAGATAGATCTCATCCCCGGCGCCGATCGGGGCGGTGATCCCCGCGACGCCCGTGAGCATCGGCGCCAGCGTAATCGGCGTGCCGAAGGGGATCGTGTTCTGGACCGCGCCGTCGCCGCTCACCGGGACGCCGGTCAGGCTCGACGCCGTCGTGCCCGTGTAGCGGATGCGGTTATTGCCGCTGAGAACCCAGCCGCCGGTCGCGGGAAAGGCGCCGGTGCCGCTCACCGGGATGGTCGTCAGGCCCGGGATCACTTGTCCGCCGTCGGCCACGAGGCCCGAGGTATCGGTGCCCGGCGGCGACCCCGCGGCGAGGCTCGCATCGGCCAGGGTATCGACATAGGTGGTCGTGGTGTTGTTCGGGATTGTCGCGGCGAGGCCCCAGCCGCCCGCCGCGGTCGTGCGATAGAGCTTGCGCGCGGTCGTCGCGGGGCCGCCGCCCGTGCCCTTCGGCCCCGTCGCGATCCCACTGACCTGCACCGTGTTCAGCGCGCCCAGGCTCGCCGGGGCCGGCGTGACGAGCGTGCTATCAGCCGCCGTGTCCACAAAACTGGTGGATACCGTGCCGGCGACCTCGCGCAGGAGATACTGCTGCGCGCCGTCTTTTTTCGTCCGGTAGACGCGCCGCGCCGTCACCCCCGCGCCGCCGTCGTTGACCGTCACCGTCACGGCGGCGGTGGGCAGGCCCGTTTCCACCACGGCCGCCCCAAACGCGCCGTTGCCGAACGGCTGCACGACACTGTTGGGATACGCGGGGATCGCGACGCCGGACAGTTGCGTGCGCCAGCCGCCCCCCGCGGTCAGGTTTTGCATTTGGATGTCACAGCAGGTCGCGCCGCCCGTGTCCGTCACCCCCCAAATGCGGACCTGGACGCCCGCCGCGGTGCCGGGCGCGGCGCCCGCATATTGCACCAGGGTGTACGACGTCGCCGGCCCCAGCGTCGCGGGCGTGCTATAGCCGACATGCCGATACGCGATCCGGAACTGCACGGAATCGCCCGCGGTGCCCAGGGTCGTCGTCCCGGACCCGCCGACGACCTGCGGCGCCGCGGTGCCGGCGGCGGTGGCGACGGTGCACACGGCCGCCACGCTGCCCGCGACGTCGGATTCTCCGGCCGCCGTCACATGCGTCACGCCATACGTATACGTCCCCGGCGCCACGAGGCCCGCGCCCTCCGTGACGGCGACCCCCGGCGCGACCGCCGCCGGCGCGGTCCCATAGATCGTCACGACATTGCCCGGCGAGTTCACGGTCTCGCCGCTCGCCGAGACCCACGTGTAGCAGTAGGTGTGACTGCCCACCGTGACCGCGCCGCCACTCGTCGCCGTGAGCACCGGGAGACTCGACGGCGCCGTGCCCGACCCGACGAGCGCGCCGGCGCCGCCCGGCGTCACGCCGGTAAACGTCAGATGCTGCGCGCCGCCCTCGGACCCGACCGGCGACACTTTCACGAACACATTCGGCCCGACCGCGAACATGTCGACCGCCGCGAGCGGAATCTGCGTCGCGCCCGGCGCGACCGGCGCCAGGACGGTCGACCCGCGGCCCTCGACATAGACCCGCGTCAACACCTGCGTCCGATCGGCACTCTTCTGAAACGCCCGCAACGAGGGATGGGTCGGGGTCAGTGGGACCGGGGCGTTGTTCGGGTCCTCGTCGTCGAGAAAGAGATGCACGCCCTTGCGGTAGTCGACGTACCAGTACCCACCGATCCGCCGCGCGAGGCGCGTTAATGCCGCGTCGAGGGGTTCATTGGTATAGGTGATCTCATCGAGGACCGGCAGGTTCGCGACGACGGGCGTGCTCGTGAACCCGTTCGCCGCCGCATACCGACTGACGAGATCGGCCGCAATGGTCGACGCCGACTGACTCCGGTACTGGCGGGTGACGAGCACGAACCCGAAGAGCCACGTGTAGTCGACGCACCGGACCGCGACCTGAACGTTCGCGGGTTTGTCACCGACGTAGACCTGCTGCAGCGTCAGCGCGAACCCCGCGAACAGTCGCGTCGCGGCGTTCTTCGATCCGAGCGTGACGATGATCTCTTCCCCGATTTGCGGCACGGCGCCATCGAGGGTAAAGCCGCAGGTGTTCGGGGTCTCGTCGAGTTCGTCGGTGATGGTGAGGGAATTGATCAGGACGCCAAAGGTTGCATTGGCATTGCCGTAGCCGATGTGATTCCCGCCATAGCTGATATAGACCCGGCCGTCCACGTAGCCGCCGCGCGACGCGCCGCCCCGCATGATCTTGCCGAGGGCATACATGCGCGCCTTCTCGCCGGCGGTGAGGGTCGCCATGGCTAGGCCGGGAGCCGGTTCCCGCCGGTGCGAAAACTGTAGGTGAGCGCGTCGCCGATCAACTTGGCCAGCCCGTCTTGCGTGCCGAGCACGTTCCCCTCGACGTTGAGATTGACGGTCGGCGGCGGCCCCTGCGGCCCCCAGCCGAGGAAGCCGTCGCCGAACTGGCGCTGCAGCTTCTGGATGACTTCGCCGGTCTGGGGGTTGACCAGAAATTGATCCCCGCCGATGCGACTCACCTGGGTGAGCCCGCTACTCGCGGGGCCCTGCCCGCCGGGGTGCAGCCCCCACCCGCTGGTCACGGCTTTTGCCGCGGCCTCGGCCTCCTCGCCTTGCTTTTTAAGGGCGGCCGTGGCCGCGTCGGCCTCGGCGACCAGCGCGGCCTGCGCGGTCACGAGATCGTTCGTGGCGGTGACGACGGGCCGCAACGCGGTCTCGGCGTTGGCCGCGGCCGTGGCGAACGCGGTGAACTGTGCGGCCCCCTCCGCGGTGAGATTCCCCGTGCGGGCCATGGCCGTCATCGCCTCCGTCATCGCTTTCTGGAGATCGACGAGTTGTTCGTGGCTCAACGACTTGACGGAGCCCCCGAGCAACTGAATGGCTTCGGTCCACTGCGTGGCCTTTTCGATCGCGTCCTTCCCCAGGGCTTCGTCGCGGATCTTCAGCACCGCATCCCAGTGCTCTTTGAGTTCTGCCGTGATGCGCGCGTGTTCTTTCTCCGAGGCCTTCGCGGCCTCCTGCTCGGACTTCAGCGCGGCTTCAACCGCGGCGATCTGCGCGGCCGTGAGGCCGTAGGCGATCCGGACCGTGTCCAGGGCGACGCCGTGGGCGAGGGCGAATTTCGCCGCCTCCACGGTCGACCCGTTGATCGTCTGGAGCACGGCGGCGTGGTTCTGCGCGGCCACCGCGACCGCCGCACTGGCCTTCTCCCACTCCTTGAGGGCGTCGGCGTTGTCCTTCGCGCCTTTTTTGTGCCAGGCGAGCCACTCGGTATTGATCTGCACCGCTTTGGAGAAATCGGTGACGGTCGCGGTCGCATCGCCCGTCATTTCGCGGAGGTGCTTGGTCGCAGCGGCGAGCGTGTCGGACTTCGCGGCGGCCTCGGCCGCGCCGACATCGGCCCACCCCATCAACTTCGTGGTCGCATTCGCAATCGCGCCATCTAGATCGACGAACTTTTGCACGAGATCGTGAATGCCCTCGCCGATCTTCCAGCCGGCCATCGCCGCACCCGCCACGAGGCCAGCCGTCCCGAACAGGCCCAACTCGGTCGCACTTTTGCCCGCGGCGGCGCGGACGTCCTCCAGGCCTTTCACCGCGGGGCCGAGATGAATCCCGACCGCGTTCAACACGCCGTCCACCTGCCGGAAGCTCTCCGTCATGGTGTTGACCTGCGTCGCCGTTTTGGTCGTCGTGGTCCCCATCCCGACGATCGCCGTGCCGGTCGTGGTGGTCGCCGCCTCGAACTGCGTCACTTGCTGTTCGGCCTTCTGCACCTCCGCCCGAAACGCGGACGTGTCGGCGTCAAAGTGGGCGGTAACAGACATGGGTTATTTCCGCAGGTCCTCGACGATGAGGGCGTAGACGTCACGCGGAAGTTCCGCGACCCACTCGTACTTCCAATGAAACGACCGCGCGATGAGGAGGTCGGTCATCACGCCGGCGCGGTGATACGGGTTTTTTTTTGCGCCTCGAGCGCGGCGTCTTCGCGTTCCTCGTGCGCGGTCACCGCGGCGATCAGTTCGCGATAGGTGTCCTGATCGAGCCCATCGATGGTCGCGCGCCGGATGTCCTCGGGCTCGTCGGGCCGATACGGCAACGGCTGGCCGTTGAACCCCACGAAGGTCCACCCGATGATGTAGGCCAGCAGCTTCGCCATGCCGACCTTGCTGTGATCGAGGACGACCTTGTCCCCGTCGGGCGACTCCTTGAATTGGTCGTAAATCAATTTGCGGTACTCGCCGGCGTTCAGGATTTTCTTGACCTCGACGCTGTCGCCGTCACTGAGCGGCAAGCGGACGACGTCCGGGGCGACCACACGGCAGCGACTCATTACGCCTCCATCGGCCCGAGGGCCGCGGTGATCTGCTGGCCCATCACCGTCACCGCCTTCACGGGCCAGCACCAGTAGCCGCCTTTACGCGGCACATTGAACAGCAAGGGGCGCTGCTGCAGCTTGAAGGTGTCGACGCGCGTGGCCGTCGCGACCAGCGACCACGGCCCGGTTTTCGATTTGTGGATCCGCCACGTGCGGAAGACGGCGGCCGTGTGCCACGCCCACGAGATCGTCGCCTCGCCGCCGTGCGCCTCCAGCTCCTCGAACATTACGGATGGATCCCGGCGACCCAGGCGGTGCCGTTCCAGTTGCAATCGGACCCGTTGCCCATCTCGACGTGCTGGCCGATCGTCCAGTTGGTCGCGGGCGACGCGACGATCCCGGTCATGGCGGCGATGTTCGCGGGCGGGGTCGCGCCGGCGGGCGTGAAGGTGCCGGGCAGACCCGCGGTCGCGCCGGTCGCGACGATCTGGCCGGGCACGGTCCACGAGGCCGCGGCGGCCCAGGTGCCCTTGACCGTCGGCGCTGAGAGCGAGCTATCAATCGACGCACTCATGTAGGCCAGGCCCTGCCACGCATAGCCGGGCTCCTGCTTGTTGACGACGAGTTTTAGCGTCCCGGGCGTGCCCGCGTCGGCCGCCTTCCAGAGGGTGAGATCGGAGGAATTAAAAAAACCGCTTACATCGCCCTTCAAATCCTTCATCCCCGGCACGTACACGCGGTTGAGGTCTGAGTAACAGGTCACGTCTTCCATCTCGGTGTCTTCCGAGAGGGTCCACCCGTTCAGGGAGGCGACCTCGACGAGGGTCGACCCGCCCGCCTGATCCCAACTGACTTGTCCAAACTTGCCGGTCTTGATCGCCATGGTGTCTCCTTTAGTCCTCGGTGTCTGGGTCGCCCGTCACCGCGACGGCCCCCTGGGCGTAGAGCCAATCGATGATTGCCGTGAGCGCCGCGTCGTGATACCGGCGGGTGATCGGTCGGAAGGTCGGCGTTCCCAGCATCCGGCCGCGGTTGTAGCCCTGCTGCGTGGCGCGCGTCGTCGTGCCGTTTTCATAGATGGCGGCGTGCGGCGCGCGGTTCAGGACCTTGGCGCCGGCGAGCGTCATCCCGCGCGAGGGCTCGACGGTCACGCCGCGGATGAGGCCGCCTTCGCGATACGGATAGGCGGCGCGCAGGGCGTCGGCTGCCTCGAACGCGGACGCGATCAGAATCCCGTCGGCTTCGCTGGTGAGATTCGCCGCAAGTAGTTGTAGTTCCTGTTTGAAGGTGTCCATCCCGTCCCATTTGACCGCGGCGAGCTTGGCCATTAGTCGAAGACTTCTTTACAGGTGATCTGGGTTTGGAACGCGCGCGCGTTGCGATGCAGGACGCCGTCGACGTGGAAGGTGCGGCCGTGGAAGTGGACGCGCGCGGCCGTGGTGATCCCGGCGTGGTAGTGCCCGACCAGCGTGAGGAGGCCGCCGCCCTCGGCGATGGGCGCGCAGTACCACGTCGGCGGATCGAGCGGCCGCACGCCGCCGGCGCCGTCGGTCTCGTCGAGCGTCACGATCTGCTGATAGGTCCCTATCATCCCTATCATCCCTATCAGGCCACCGTCGGGTCGCGATAGGCCGCGAGCAGGGCGTAGATCTTCGGCCAGGGATCCGCCACGTCGCCGTCGCCGCGGTCACTGTAGTAATAGGCGGTCAGGAGCAGGATCGCATGCGTGACGGCTTTCGGCGCGGTCGTGGCGTCCCAGGTCGGATCGGCGCAGAGGTTCAGGTACGAGAGGATCGCTTCCTGGGCGCTGTCCAGTTTCTGCTGGACGTCGGCGTCGAACGCTGTGTCGGTGAGGTGCAGATGCGCCTTCGCCTGGTTCACGGTCCAGAGCGGCGGCAGCGTGACGCGCGAAAACTCCAGCGTCATGGCGCGACCTCGGCCGGCGTGTCAGCGGGTGGTAATTTTATAACCGGCGCGCGGTCCTCCGCGGCCTGGTCGATCGGGATGTACTGCTGCTGCAGGTACGGCACTTCGCCGCCGGGCACGGGGCCGAGGCCGTAATACGTGTCGCGCACTTCGTTGACCGACATGCCGGCGGCGATCGCCGTCTTGGCCGCCGTTGTGCGCGTCGCGGTATCCATCCAAATCAGCAGCGTGTCGTCGAACTCGAGCGAGAGATAGAGCGGCAGTTCGAGCCCGTCGCCCAGGCACGCCGCGATGCTGGCGAGATGCGGTTCGAGACACTGCGACTTGTACTGCAACTGCGAGGCTTCCGCGTTGGCATAGGGCGGTTGCTTGTTGCTGTTCAAGATGCTGATCGGCATGCCGAACACTTCGCAGATTTTTTCCTCGGTCCACCCGAGTTGCGCGATGAGTTCCGAGTCGACCGCGGACCCGCCGATATCGTGATACGTCATGCCCTGATCGGTCAGCATGATCTCGCCGGTCTTGAAGTTGGCGAGCGTGCTCTTGATGCGCTCGGCCGAGGCCGGATCCAACTTCGTCGGCGCGACCAGCATCCCGGCCGGCCGGCCGCCTTTCGCAAAAAACGTCGTGCTGCTGGACTGAATCGCCTGAGCCTGCGACACGGCGCCGCCGATCGCATAGAGCGGCGAGATCCCGCACAGCGGATGCCAGAGACAATTCCACCGGTCGTGAATCAGATCCGACGCGCTCACCACGATCGGCGCGCTCTCTTGCTGGAGGCCGGCGAGCTCGTTTGATTGCAGTTCGTAATAGACACTGCCATCGGGGGCGACGAGCGGTTTCACGCGCGCCGGGTCGAGAATCACCAGCGTCTTGACGACGCCGCGCTCGTCGCGCTCCTTCAGCACGTAGGTGTTGCCGTGGACTAACTT